ATGTCTGAATATATCCTAAACCTCCTTCCGGTTACAGAGGCAGAAAAGGCGGAGTTTGAGGCCATCGCACCAGATGCCGTTCATGTCTATGCTGGCCGAAGGACGCTCACCTCGGAGCAGATTGCCCAGGCTACCGTTATCCTGGGCTGGCCCAGGCCCAGGGACATAAAGGGGGCGGCCCGCCTCAAATGGTTCCAGACCATGTGGGCCGGCACCGACGAGTACGAGGGGGAGGGCATCCTGCTCTCCGGAGTCATCTTCACCTCCTCCAGCGGCTCCAACCGCCAGTCGGTGGCCGAGCATATCCTTTCCTTCACCCTGGCCCTCTGCCGCCGCCTGCCCACCTACCGGGACGCCCAGAGGGACCACCGCTGGGAGGACCACGGGGCTATGAAGACCATCTTTGGCGCCAACGTCCTGGTGGTAGGGGCTGGAAACATCGGCGCTACCTACGCCGCGATGTGCCGGGGGCTGGGGGCTCATACCATCGGCTTGAAGCGTACAGTGAACGGCCCCATTGCCGGATTTGATGAGGTATTTTCCATCGACCACTTGGACGACCTGCTGCCCCAGGCGGACGTGGTGGTGCTGGTCCTGCCCCACAGCGCCCAGACTGTCGGGCTTATGGATGAGGGCCGCCTGTCCCTGATGAAGGAGGACGCTATTCTCATCAGCAGCGGGCGGGGCTCTGTGCTGGACCAGGAGGCCCTGGCTCGGACCATGAAGGGAGGCAGGCTATGGGGTGCTGCCCTGGACGTGACCGAGCCCGAACCCCTTCCCACCGACAGCCCACTGTGGGATATTCCTAATCTAATCATCACCCCCCATGTGGCCGGAGGGATGCGTCTGGAGTTGACCCGCCGCGTTTGTATCCAGATGGCCCAGGATAACCTACGGCGCTATCTGGCGGGAGAACCGCTGAAAAACCGAGTCCGATGAATATAGAAAAGGGGCCCAACTCCCAGGAGTTGGGCCCCTTTTCTATATTACACAAGTCTCCAGACCAGACCAGGTCAGGTCCCGGTCCTCGATATCCCGCCAACAGGAGAACTTATCCTCCAACTCCGCCCAGGTTAAATACCAGAAGTGGTACTGAATATCTAGGTGAGGGGGAAGGATGTCCTCAATGATCCGCTTCAGCTCCCCGAAGCCAGGGGGCTCTCCCGCCACTCCGGGGAAGGACACCGCCACCGCGGCGGCCCCCAGCTCCTCCACTTTGGCGGGGATGCCGCAGCCCAGGATGGTGTCGTTGATCGCCTCGAGGGTAAAGCTGTCCCCGCCGATGCGCAGCAGTGCAGCCAAGGCATCTGCCAACGGGCGGGGCTGGGTGGCTACTGGCCGCCGGAGAAACAGCCGGGCCACCTGTTCCAGTCCCCAGCTCTCTGCCGTGGTCAGGCTGCTCTCCCGCTGGATCTCCTCCAGGGCGGCCATAGCCCTGTCCAGAGCCTCCCCCTGGGCATCCAGCTCACCGCCGTTGAAGGGTGCCTCTAGGTCATAGATTCCCAGGGGACGCAGCAGATCTCGAAGGTATTGGCTGTGGCTCATGGCATCTCCTCCACAGTTAGGGTATCCAGAACGGGCAGCACATCCTGCTCCACCTCCACGTCAGCGGTGGGGGAGAGGATGGCGTAGTTTGCCACGCCATCACAGCCGTAGATCAGGCTGCCCAACTGGGCCAGCAATACATCATGCCCCAGGCGCTGTCCGGTAAACCAGCCCCGGACCGCATCTTCTACTTCCTCCAACACCTGCTCCGCCCGGTATTCGGAGTGGGGCGCCACCTGGACGGCCACCTGGACAGCCTGTGTCTGGGGCGCCCGCACCTGGACCTCCACAGCAATCTCTCGGCGGCGCTGAAAATACTTGGCCAATTCATCCAACAGGTCCCGGTCTGGAAGCCCCTGGTGGGTAGCCACCACCACATCCAGCGTCCCTGTTCCCCTGGGCTTGGGCACTACCACTGCCGCCGCCACCGGGTCAAAGGACAGGGCCCCCTGCTGATAAAAGGCGGCGTTGGCCCCGTTGGGCAGCCGCTGGAAAGTATCCAGCACCCGCTGACGCAGCTGCTCATCCCCCTCCCGGTCCACTCCCCCTTGGCAAGGCGACGGGTTGGAGCAGGCGGATATTCCAGCGGGCGCTACCGCCATGGACAGGATGGTTCCTGCTGCCACATTCCCAGAAATGCCGGGGACCAGAGCCTGGACCGGAACATCCACGTGGGCCTGTCCAGCGGCTAGCAGACCATCCTCGATCGTTTCAAAGCGGATCAGGCCGGCTGTCATACAGACCGTCCCCGCTGGAATGGGCCGGTCCGTATTCTCTGAAATTTCGCCAGCAAAACGGACTACACCCCGCGCCGCCACCGGCTCCTTCCGCTCCAGCCCCCGGAGCTGGGCGTGGCGGTCCAGATACTCCCCCTCCGCCGTCTGGGGAAAAGCCTGCCGTGCCACCCAGCCAGCCTGGACATAAAGGGAAAAGACCTGAGCGGCGCAGGCATACAGGCGGGCGGACAGATCACACCCCTCTGCCGGGGCCACCCCTGTCTTCTCTCCATAGGCGGAGAGCATCTCCTGATAGATCTCCTCCACAGTCTTCACCATGTCACCTCCATCGCTTCACGGGGGGACAGCTCCAGGTCCAGGGAGAGCGGCTGACCCTGCCATTCCAATTGTACCCGAAGCTCCGCTCTGTCTCCTGTCTGTGCCAGGGCTACGTCTTTGACCTTCAATTCCCGCTCTCCTTCTAAGGCCTGGGCCACATACCGGGCAGCCAAGGACTGCCGGACCGATGGCTTCTCCCGCGGCACCTGGTAGAGCCGGCTGCCCAGCTCAGGCAGAAAGGGCAGCCCGCCCCGCCGGGCGGTGAGCCTGTACAACGCCCGGGCCAGTACCTCCTCGCTGCCGGTGAGGGTGGTCAGTCCTCCCGCCCCGTCGGGCACATAGTCCCCCTCAATCAGCTTTCGTTCCATATCTTCCTCCTCACCCCAGCATCTCGGCCACAATTTTTTGGATATATGCCTCCAGAGTCTGGCCGTTGAGATAGACCGTCCCCTCCAGCTCCACTCTGCCCTGGTCCAGCCCAAGGGCGCTGCCTGGGCCGAACAGACGGATCGGTCCCGCCTCCTCAACATTCTCCTGGATCTTTCCCAGGATATAGGGGCTCTCCCGTTCCACGCCCGCCTTGAGTACCAGCACCTTGTCCCCGGCGCCGGGCTGCCAGGAATAGCCGCCTGGGGCGCAGACCGGCAGCCACCGCCGCTCTCCCCCTAACTCCACGGCGGCAGGGTCTCCTCCCAGCGTGACTACGCCTACCTCTGCCGCCGGCTCCTGGCTCTGGGGCAGGCGGCCCCGCTCCGATGTCCACATATTCCATCACCTCAGACCACAAAATCCGGGAGCGCCAGTTCCAGCCTGGTCCATGCGCCCTCCATACCCATCCCTGTGGCAGACTGGAGTACCCGGTATCGCCCGTTCCAGTCCCACTTGCTCCGCCGGATGGAGACCAGGTCTCCAGGCCAGGCGCAGAAGGGCTGGGCGATGGTCAGTTCCACCCGCTCCTGTTCCGAGGCGGACCGGTCCAGCTGAAACTGGCCGTTGTACCGCATCGTTTTATAGTTGCTCCGGCCTGGCATAGTCAGCACTCTCCGAGCACTGCCTCCCTGGGACAGAAAATCCCCGTTATCCACCCGCTGTACCGCCCCGGACCACCGGTCCCGGACCAGCACTCGGGATAGAACCCCATACCGCCGGTCCCGGCGGACCAGAGTGGTTACCGGAGTTCCATCCTCTACGAGCCGCTCCTGGCTGTCCTGCCAGCCAGACAGGACCAGACGGCCCAGGCGGTCAAACCGGGGACATACGCCGCCGTAATAGCGGGCGAAATCATAGACCACCGACCACTCACTGCTTCCTGTGGCCACGGAGAAGCGGGTTACAGCGGGCAGCGCCGCCCCTGGAGCGGTCTGGATGCCGTAGGGCGTCACATGGTCCCGGAGGATGTCCGCCAGGGTGGCGGTGCCGTAGTCCTGCCCAATGGCCTCGTTGTCCAGCAGCAGGGCCGCCAGCCCCCGGCCGCTGATCTCCAGCTGGCAGCCTCCCTGGTCCAGCGTGACCTGGCACTCGTCCACCACTCCGTTGAACATATCTTTTCCCTGGTACCGGGCGGAAAAGCGGACCCAGTCTCCAGGGGCGGTCTCTCCCCCCATCTCCCAAGGACAGCGAAAAGTAAAGCTGTCACAGGGCACCCCGGCAGTATACTCCAGCTCCCACTGAGTGGGATAGGGCAGCAGCCACTCCCTGCCCCGCCAGTCTGTCACATAGCCTCTCACCGCACTCGAACCTCCTCGCCCACCCGGATAAGATTCGGGTTTTTAATCTGGGGATTGAGGGCTACCAGCTCGTCCAGGGACAGGCCGTACTGTCCCGCCAGCGCCCACAGGGTGTCCCCCGACACCACCCGGTGGTAGACGGCGGACGGCTCCCACTCCTGGGCGGTCTGGCCGCCCGCTCCGCCCTGGTTCTGCCGGACCGCCAGGCCGGTGTACCAACTGTCGTCCTCCCAAAAGGTGAAAGAATAGCGCACAAAGTCAGGCCGGGGCTCTTGTTCCAGCCGCAAAGACACGAAATAGGCGTTGGCCGCCTGCCACAGCGGGTGGATCAGCAGTCCCGGACCGCCGTTGTAGAACATATTGGCCAACTGCCCAAACTGGCTGTATGCGTCCGGGCCCACAAATTCCCCCTCCCCCTCCATGATCCGGTTGGTCCGCCCCAGGTCCTGGAGGCGGAACAGGCCGAAGGGTGTCTTGTGAACGGCCATCTTTCTCTCATAGTCGATGGAGTACACCCTGGGGTTGTGGGGCCAGGTGTAGCTCTTGTAACGCATGGGTGACAGGTCCATTCTGCATACCTCCTTCTGTGGCGGCGGGCCTGACTGCCCGCTCAATAGAGGAAAAAGCCCCCGTCATAGCGGCGGCTGTCCCGGCGAAAGGCCTGGTCCATCTGCCGAATGGACGGCCCGGAGGAACTCTCCGCCTCTCTCGCCCAGTCCGGCTCCGGTCTTCGGCTGTCTGGGCCCATTCCCAGCCCGCCAACTTGGGAAAATGGCCTGTGGAGCGGGATAGGCCCAGCTTCTAGGCCTCCTCCGGACCGGCGCATACCGGAAGCCTCCTGGGCGGTTCTGATTTCATTCAGGGCCGCCGCTGCCCGTTCCCGCTCCAGGAGGACGGAGAGCAGCGGGAGGGCTTCCTCCCCATCCTCCCTTCCCCCTCTGATGAGCGGGGCCTCCGCCCCGGTGGAAGCCCCTGGGGTACCTTCCTGGCCCAGCTCCCGCCGATCCGCCGGGGAAACGAAACTGCCCTGTATACAAAGATCCGTGGCAGGGAGGGAGGTGCCCCCATCCGCCTCCGCCGTCCGGCCGTCCGGGACCGGGATCCACAGGACCATCGCCTCCAGCGCTTGGAGCAGCGCCTCCCCTTGGCCGGGCCCTTCTTCCAAATAGTCGGTCATGGCTTCCCAGCTCCCTGTTCAAATTTCTCCATGTCAAAGGAGATGTTTACGCTCCCCTCCGCCCAACTGGAGGCCGGCCGGCCGCACACAGGGCAGCGCTCCTCCGCTCCCCGGCTCCTGCACTCTGGGCAAAAACGCTCCAGCTCATCCTCCCGGTCCAGCAGAGTATGGACTAGGCACCAGAGATAGTCCCTTCCCTTCATCTCCCTGGCCCGCTCCTCGGTGGGCAGGGCGTGAAATTCCTTCAGCACCCGCCATCGGAGCCGTTCAGCGGGGGCCCCGCGAAGTTTTTTTTTAGTTCCTCCAACTCCGTTTGGCTCACATCCAGTCCAGGATCGGATCGGCGGCGCAGCTGGGCCCACCGGGCGGCCAGCGCCCCAATTTCCTCCACCGTCAGTCCGGCCAACACGCTCTGCCCATCTGGAAAGACGGGGGTGTGGTTCTCTGTCCGCTCCAGGGCCCTGGCCAGCAGGCAGGCGTTGGAGCACAGGGCCCGCTCCCGGTCCTCACAGGCCAGCTCCCCGGCCTCCCGTCTGGCCTGGAGCACCTCCAGAGCGGACAATAGCCGCAAATCCATTCCGTTATCTAGGTGGACGCGGTCCTGCCGTGCCAAAATAGAACTGTCCACCCCTATACCCCCGTTTCGATGCGCCGGGAGGCTACCAGGGTTACCTTCTCCAACACCATGGAGCCTAGAGTGGCGCTCTCCTGAATGGCGCTCCACTGGCAGTCGGAGTAGATGATTTTTTTATCCGGCTTACAGATCACCAGGGAGAAACCGGACAGCTTGTAAAAGTCAATGCCGTCCCGGACGGCCTCGTCCGTGGCGTACAACCGAGTCAGCTCTACTACGTGGGTGGCTTGTCCGGGGACGGTGGCCACCGGCTCCGACTCCCCAAAGGCCTCCACGGCGGTGCTGGATTTGGTAGCCCGTGCGGTGTAACTCTGGACTACCGCAACCCGGGTGCCATCCACTTCCAGATAGATGTCACTGCTGGTGGGAAAGCCAGCGATACTCATATCAATACCCCCTTCTCGCTCTTGTGCCTCAGTCTTTTTTCAGCGGGGCCATTATACCGTGATGTGGGCGGTCAGCCAGATTTGGTTGAGACCGTGGGCCACTGTAAAGGAGAAGTCCACTAGGCATCGGGTGGGCTCCTCAGGGTCAGCGCTCACCGCCACATCCTCATAGCCAGTGATAATCTCCCTGGACAGCTTTTGCTCCAACTCCAGCACTACCTGGGCTCGGATCGCGCCGCGGCTCTGGGGTGTGTTTTTGGCTCTTCGAAACTTGGCCGCCAGCGCTTGGCGCAGGGATGGGATCACGTCGTCCACCACCCGAATGGTGGCCAGGTCCCGCCAGGTGGGGTCCGCCGCAGCCCCGGTGGCAGTCCGGGTGGTCACACCCCGTACCACGCTGACTGTGCCGCCTACCTGCTCTACCGGGGTAACGCCCCCCAGGATAAGCCGGTCCAGGTCCTTTTCTCCATAGCGGCCCTCCAGGCCGTACAGTCCAAGCAGTTCCGCTCCGCCCAGAGGGACTGCCGGATCCGATTCCCCCGCCAGGGCTCCAGCCACCGCCGCCGCCACGGTCAGCCCGGAAATGTCCTCTCCCTCCTGGTCCAATCCACCGGGGGCCACCAGGACCGCCCGCTCCGAGTTCAGTCCCTTTGCTCGGTCGATCAGGTCGTCCACACTCTCCCCCTTGGCTCCAGCCAACAGGGCAAGGCGCTCCCGGCGGTCCGCCGAGGCCGCTTTCACGCTGTCCAGCAGCAGCTTCTGTATCTCTGTGTCGGTGCTGTCACAGAGGACTATGGCGATATCCTCCACCTCTGACAGCTGCGCGAAGGCGGCCTTATAGCCCGCCTCGTCCGCTGTCGCCACAGCGGCCACACCGGAGGCTCCGTTTTTCAGGGCTAGCCGAATCAGCTCCGCCATGCCCTCCGCCCCTTCCGAGCCAAAGGCGGCCACCGCCCTGTCATAGCTGGTGATAATATGCGTCTCTCCGGGAGCGGCTACGGTATTGACTGCCGCCAGTCCCACCAGCCGTCCGCTTCCCCGGCCGCTGACCAGGGATGAGGCATCGTAGGAGGAGTAGACCCCCGGACGCTCATGTACTGTTATGCTCATGGTTTGATTCCACCTCTCAGTTCAAAGTCGGTAAAGAGCCCTCCGGGCTGGGCCGCGGCGTAGAGATAGGCCTGGCATACCACCTGGGCGGGCCGCTTCATCCGCTTGGCCTGGCCGTCGTAGACTGTCTCTCCGCAGGCCACCTCCTGAACGGCCAGCCCCTGGGGAGCGCCCTGTGCGAAAGCCTGGACCACCTGGTCAAAGGCCGTCTGAATGCCCACATCCCCCTGTCCCCGAGGGGCGTACAAGTCCAGTCCAAATGTCAGGGCGGCCTTTCGGCCGTACAGCTCCTGCCACAGGCCGCTCCTCTCGTCATACCGCTCTCCCAGGTAGTGCTGAAAGCCGGCGGGACCGGCCTGACATCCCCGGAGGGACACCACGACCAGTGCTCCTTCTTGAACTGGGCGCTCCCCGGCGGGCCAGGCGGCGAACGCCTGAACTCCCCGCTCTTTCAGGTAATCCACCATCTGTTCCCGGATGTTTTCCAGTCCTCCGCTCATGTTGCCTCCCTGTCCCTGGGCCGCAGCAGGGCCCACCAGTGGCTGTCCCCCACCAGATGGGCCGACTGCACCTCAAAGGCCCGGTCCTTCCACTCCACTTGGCTCCGCCCTGCCTCCAGCGGGATGTCGGCAGGTCCTAGATATAGATACCGGTCCTCCGGACGCTGGCCCAGGGGAGAAGGGAGGCGTTGCTCCCTCTCCTGGTCCAGCACTGGCTGGAGGAAAGCCCGCAGAGGCCGGTCCTCCATCCCTTCCAAGCGCAGTGTCACCTCCTGGCCGTACATGGCCAGAAGGGAGCGCCACTCCCGCTCCATCATCCCCGCACCCCCCGAAAGGCAAAGCCGGTCTCTCCCAGCCAGGGGGCCAGCAGCCGTTCCGCCGTAGCGGTCAGGCCGCCCTCTCCGGCCGTTCCCCCATACGGATGGACACTTCTCCGGCGGTGAAGGAGGACACTCGGCCGCTTCCCACGGCCCGCTCCAGCCCATCCATAGCCAGCATGGCGGCAGCCAGAGGGAAGGCGGGACCACACAAGCCGGGGGAGGTCCCCGGCTTCAGCCGCCGCTCCAAAGCCTGCGCACTGGCCTGAGCCAAGGGGAGCAACAGCCCCTCCTGGTCCTCGGTGGCTCCCATGGCTCGGCACAGAGCCATGATCTCCTCCGTCATGTCACACCTCCAGTACCCGGCTGGCTCCCTGGAAGATCTTGGCGAAGCCGCAGATCGTGGTGATGGCGGCCCGCTCTAGCTGCCGGTCGATAAGCTTGTCATACTCCACCATTACGTCGCTCCCCTGGACCATCTCCAGGGCAAATCGCTTGTCCAGCCCGATAGCGGTGCCGCTAGGCAGGACCGAGGTACGCAGCAGCTGGGCGCCCAGGGGGGTGGTCAGCTTGCCCGTCCCCTGGAAATTCAGGCCGGTAAGAGGGTTCTGGAACTCCGTCAGCTTGAGCAGCTTGACCATAACATCCCCGGACACTAACAGGGCGTTCATCTCATAGGGGTCAAATTTGGCCCAGAAGTCCACCAGGTCCTCATACGTCAGAGTGCCGGTTGACTTAACCTGGTCCGCCTCGGCCCCATTGTCGTTGCCGTCCCCATGGATAAGCACTTCCACGCCGTCGGCCAACAGTGTCCGGGCGATGTGGGCCCCCATCTGACGCAGAGTGACCGAGAACAGGTCCAACTTTTGATAGCGCACCGCCTCATAGCTGGCTACCAGCATCCGTCCTCTCTTGTGGAGCCGGACCAGGTTGGACTGGACCTGCACTGTGGTGGCGGGGATGGAGGCGCCCTCCTCCACGTGGCGCAGCTCCTTACTGTCCCCTCCCGCCTCCGCAGTGATGGAGCGGTAGTCCATGCCGTCAAAACGGGTCACGGCGGCAGTGATGTGGGGGAGAATGTCGCTCTCCTCCATACCCTGCCGGACCGACCGGGCGATGTACTCTGGAAAGAGGACGGCGGAATCGGCGGTTCGGAAAAACTTTTCCACTACGTCGCTGCCAGCTCCCTTTACCCGGATATCAAACCGCTTGAGCTGCCGCTGGAAAGCGTCCAGCCCCTCCAGGCTGGTTCCCTTGTACTGGTCGCTGGGGTCCTGGCGCTCTAGCACCTGGGTGAAGGTACTGCCCGCCTCCTGATACATCCCCTTGTCCAGCTTCAGATTATCGTAACAAAACGCCATGCTCACACGCTCCTTTCCAAATTACAGGCAGAGGACAGCAGTGCCGTCCTCTGCCGTGCTGACCACCAGGGCCCTGACCCCGGCGGGGGAGGGCAGTGTGACCGCTCCGCTTTCCACAGTCACCGAAGGGGCTTCGGCCGCCTTTACGCCTCCCTGCCCGTCCGCCACCAGCTCCACCCAGCCCAGGTTCATCTGCCCAGTGCGGGACACTTTTGTAAAGCCCTTCACCTGGACGGCCGCCGCCCCATTTCTGGGCTCCAGAGCCACGCCGCAGAAGGCGTCCCCATCCGCGCAGGGACCAACTGTGCCATCCTCTGTCACCTTGACCACCTGGCCGCCCTTCACGCCGGTGTCGGCGGCAAAGCTGACCGTCACCGCTCCCATCTCTTCAAAGGAAAATTTGCTCATCCTCATGTCCTCCTCTGTTTATTTGGCAGGGCGGGGCAAATCCCCCGCCGCTGTCCTCAAATCAAAAACGCCCTGTCCCTGTCCCGCTCCGGGGCCTGGTCCTGCTGATATTGGAGCTGGGGGAGCAGCGGATACCGCTCCGCCGCCCGGCGACGGCAGCCATCTTCCATCGCCAGCAACTCCTCCCAGGACAGCTTGGCCGCCACACCTTTTAAGGTGTCCCGGTCCAGTCCTATCTGGGCTAGCATGCCAAGCCGGACTACCTCCTCCCGTAGCCGGGAGAGATAGCGCCGCCCTGTTTCAGCCTCCTCCTCCAGCCGCTCCAGCTCCAGGGCACAGCCGGGGGCCTGACGGACCAGCTCCTTCAGGCTGGTATGCCGCCCCGCCCCTTTGACCACCCCGGCCAGGGGCTGGGCGGGTACCGCTACGAAGGAAAACTCATAGGCGTCGCTCGCCCCTTCCAGACTGGCGAAACAAAGCCTTCCGCCGTATTCCTGGCCCTTCCGGTGGCCGCAGTCCCCAGTCCGCAGGTCCCCGCCGCAGATGGAACACACCGCCCGCTCCACGGCGCAGCCCACGCTGACCTCCCGCTTGATCCCCCCTTCGATCTCCGCGATCAGGTCCCGGCCGCTCTCGGTCCGCACCATGTAGGCGTAGCCCTTCAGCCAGCAGTAACCGTCCCCGGCCAGAGTGATTTTTTCCGGCTCCCGGATCACCTCCGTCTTATAGATCCGGGCCGACTGCCCCCGGGCGGACCACTGGTGGTCAAAAATTCCGCTCTTGCCCACAAACAGTCCGGCCAGCTCCTCCAAAGTCTGTGGAGAAAACCGCTCAAAGTCCCGGTCCACCTGGTCGTCACACAGTCGAACGGAAAAGGTGTACACTTCCTCCGCCTTCAGCTCTTTGCGGGCCAGCTGGTTGATCAGGGCCAGGTCCTCCGGACTCACCTCTGTTTCCTGCCCCCCCTGGCTCTCTTTTATGATCTTCATGCCATTTCCTCCCTCAACTTGTCCGCTTGGGCCCGGTACAGCTCGGCCCGAGCTTCTTCCACCATATCCTGCAGGTCGATGTCCTCCCACTCCAGCTCCACCCGGTCGTCAAAGCCGTGGAGCTGCAGCCACAGCTCCGCCACACGGAGCAGGGCCGGCTCCACCGTCCGGCGGATGGCTGTGATCTCACTGGTCAGCAGGTCGGCCTGCTGGGCGCTCATCCGCTCCGTGGCCGACCAGGACAGGCCCAGCATGAAGGGCGGGATGCCTGTCCGGGCCACTAATTGTTCCAGAATCTGCCGCACGGGTACTTGGCTGTCCAGCACCGGACTGTCCGCCCCGATGACCTTGATGTCCACGTCCCCCACCGCTACAAAGTCACGCACCTGACCCTCCCGGCCGGCGGCCATGGCGGAGGACCACTCCTGGACGATCTGGCCGCACCGCTCCTGGGCAAAGGGCTCCTCGCCCTGACCCGGCCTGCATACCACCGCAAAGCGGAGGTTACCTGCCCGCTCCCAGTTCTGGCCGGTGGCCTGAAAAATCTTCAGCAGGATGCCTGCCAGAAAGGGCATGGAGCGCAGCAGGGATACCCCGCAGGGGGCGTCTCCTGTGGGCTGGAATGGTGTAAACAGGAGCAGCTCCTGCCACGGCAGCTCCCGGACTGCCCCCGCCTCTCTTCGGCACAGGAGGAAGTCCATGGGGCTGTCCCCCAGCCGCGCCTCTACCTGCTCTGGATCGGCGCAGAGCAGGGCGGCGATATCCCTGCCGTCGCCGGACAGCACCATCTCCCCCAGACCGTGGCCGCAGGTGAACAGGTCGTCCAGATACCGGTCCAAGAAGGATTGGACGCCCCGCTGCCCCCAGCCCGTGTCCACAGTTCGCCAAAAGCAATCCAGACCCGCCTGAGCCCTGCCGTCTCCACACCGGGGAGTCGTCCCGCCACACAGCCGTACCAGCTTCCAGATGGCGGCGTCCACTAGGGGGACCCCCTCCCGGATCGCCCGGTACAGCTCCACCTCACCGGAGCTCAGGGGCACATAACGGTCCAGCGCCCCGAAGGGCTGTCCCTTTCCCTGACGTACCTGGACCACCGGGGCGGGAGGCTCCCGCCGCTTTCGTTCCCACCATTTCATGCTGTTTGCTCCTTTCTATGGATTATCTGAGAGTACCAGCCTCTATTGGTAATCAGGGTCTGATCTCCCGCCGCAAAAATAAGGGAGAACTATGTCTTTAAAACCCGCTCCGCTCTACCACTCCGGCGTAGAGACCGCCTCGTCTCTCCTCTCGGGCGGCTACCGTGGCAGCGAAATACCGGATTTCGTCCATAGCGTGGTCGTGCTCCTTTTTTACCTGGTCCCGCCCCTGGCAGTCCGGGTCCCAGTGGTAAAGGGAAAACTCCCGGATGGCGGCCGTGCATCCCGCGCAGACGACCAGCTTTCCGGCCTTTAGCAGCCTGGCAGTAAGACGAATACCTGATAGGACCCGGTTGTCAGCCGGCAGCACCCGCCATCCCCTGCGGCGCAGAGTTTCCAGGAAGCTGGCCGCAGCCGGGTCTACCACTACTCCCTGGATGGACCGTCCACCCGCCAGAGCCGTTAGGTCGTCGGCGTACTCCTCGTCGGTCTTTTGCCGGTGTTCCTCTCTTGAGTTGTAGTAATACTCCTTTACCCGATACCAGACTCCATCTCGCTGTCCCCACAACCCCATGGAGGTGGGGTTGGCCGTACCATAGTCCACAGAGATGTGCCACCGCTCCAATCCGTTCTCCGGGGCCTCTTTCCAAAAGCTCTCGTCCAGAAAGTCGTAGACCAGCCCTTCGGCGGCTACCCACTCTCCCAGAACGAACCGCCGGTAAAAGGTCCCCTGAAACATGGTACGGTATCTCTCACGTACCTCAGGGGTCAGCCCAGGATTGTCCTCCATAGAAAAAGGGAGGCGCAGGACTTTCTTCTCCTCCGCCTTTCGTACCCACTCCTGATAAAACCAGTGGGCTGGAGACTCCGGGTTGCAGGAGAACCACAGTCTGCTGCCCGCCACCGAGCACCGGGCCACAGCCTGCTCCACAAAGGACCGAGGCATGAGCGCCACCTCATCTAGCAGGGCTCCCGCCAGCGTAATCCCCTGGATCAAAGCCGCTGAACCCTCGTCTCGCCCTCCAAACAGATAAAAGGTGTTGACCCGTCCCCCCAGTCGGACGGTGAGCAGGTTTTTGGACGTCCTTTTCTCGCACCGGAATCCCATATCATCCAGCAGAGGCAGCAGTTCCTCCAGCAGATTGCGGCCTATGGACTGGATGGTCTTGCCACACAGGGCAAAGTTCTTCCGGTGAAAGGACACCATGGCCCAGCAAAAAAAGGACAGGCCAGTACACAGTGTCTTGCCGCTTCGTACTGCCCCGTCGCAAAGAATAGCTTGCCTGTCCCGGTCCGGAGATCCTGGCCGCCACCAGGTCAGCACCCGCCGTTGTTTTGGGGAAAATACCAGCTCTCTCACTCCTGCCCCTCCATAGCCTGGAGGAACCGATCCACCTGTTCCTGACCGCTGTGTTCCGCCGCGTCCAGCAGCAGCTCCAGCAATCTGGCCCGGTCGGTAAACTTCAGCTCAATGACCCCATTCGCCCCCCGCTTAAATTCGGTGAGCCCGTCCAGCTCCAACTTCTCCAGCCGCCCCGGCTCCTCCTCCGGCCAGCAGGCCAGCCGTACCGCGTCCTCCACCCTGGCGTTAGCCAGCTTCCACATCCGTTCTAAAATATCCTCCCTCCCAGGGAGCTTTTTCTTTGCCAC